CTTCAGGAATCCACTCAATTTGCAAATCCTCAAGCCCACCTGTGTAGATGTCTGGGTACTTGAGTACCACAAAGGCCCGCAACTCGTCCCACTTCTCTTGTTCAACCAACTCAACCATAGCAGGGTCAAACAAGATTTCAGGACAACTGGTATTCCAAGAGAACCAGCCTGCACCATAGCCCGGCGAGTACAGTACTGCTACCCGACCATCGCGCACAAGTTTGTTCACTTCAAGTCGCCTTTAAGAGTGTGCCATACAACAGGGTCGCATCCAAGATAGATGCGGTATTTTACATTGTTGCGCCAACGTGTAAACTGATTGATCTTACGCTCAACAAAGTTGAACATTGAATCACGAAACCAAAACGGATTCAAGATGGCCGCGATCATGGCCACAGCCAAGGGCGGCATGAGTAGTACTACAGTTACCCAATGGAATGTCATGGCACGATAGAATCGGCCACCCGCAGGTGTGAGTGTAATTTCTTTGTTCATTGCGATCTCCGTTTCATCCAAGTGTAGTCAACACCATCTGGACACTTGCCGTCCTTGATACTGTCGGCACCAAACATGCCAACTATCTCCATGCCATTGCCGGTGATAGTAACAAACTCACCCAACACTCTAGCATACGCCATGGCCAGATCTAAAGATTCAAAATCTTGTTGTTGTGTAGAGCTTGCTACATTATACATTCAATCCATTAGACTGTAAAGTCTTTCTTCCCAATAAAATTCATACATCTGGCATTGTTCGGCTACTTTGCCCACAAGATTAGCACGTTGAAGATATGTGCGTGAGGTTTTTGCCGCCTCTAGTTTGGCAATCAGCACATCAATTTCTGCGTTCATACGTTCGTCAAGCGATGATAGTTTCATGTTCAACCCCAATCTTTCTTGTTGCCGTGTTGTTCGTTCCAATTGTAGCCTGCGGTATAGGCAGTGATTTGTAGTGCAGTCATGTCATGCATGTCAAAGCGTCGACTGGTACCGGTCCCTGCCACATAGTAGTGGGGATTGTGCCCGCGATTGTAATAACTGTCGGCGGCACCGCGATCAAACGGACCACCATGACGCTGGTCATAAAATTGACCTTCAAATTCAATCGGCTTTGCAGTGTAGTTGGCAAGCATGTTTTTCTCTTTACATGTATCGGTTGATGAACCAAACTTTGATCACAAAAGTGACGGCTAGAAATACAAACATTTCAATCATGACGTTTCCTTAGTCCAATCGGCTACCAGCGTAGGCAGTAAAGCCGTATTTCTTAAACACATCAGCCGCCGCTTGAGCACCGGCTTCCAGTGTGTCTACGTTTTGTACATACATGTCTGCTGGGTTCCAAATTTGGAAGGCTCCTGTGTGGCTTTTTCTGACGCCTGCTTCTTTCAAAGCCCGACCCAGTTTGGTATTGCCTTTGACACCAAAAATATCAACCCAAGCAAAACCACAGGCAAATTGATCTCGCCCGTTTAGTTTTTCTTGGAAGAATTGTTCAGCGGCTTTGCGAGCGGCTGTTTTGGCTTCGGCTACGATTGTATCAATTTTGACACCGTTAACTGTAACTGACATCTTGAGCTCCTTTTAAGTTTCTATACAAGTATTATAGCAAATGGGCAATTATTGGTCAACCGTTTTCGTACGCACATCGGTGTTGAGTGCAGGTGCGTACTTTCGTATTAGTTCACGCTCCAGTTTGTGAGCGGCATCTTTGCCACGTACCACGTCAATGATGGCTGAGTTAACAGCCGACGCACCTGCGGCACGAATTGCTTCATATAGGTTCCATGACTTGTCTTCGGTACGTGAGCGATAGATGTGCTTGTTCACACGGCTACGCAGGCTCATGTTGATTGTGCGCTGAGTTTTTGCGGTAATACCAATGTAATACTCCAGGCCAATTTGGATGAAGTAAACAATGTGGGTACGGTCCACTCGTTTTTTGCGTGATTGCTTTTTAAGTTCCATACAAGTATTATAGCAAAAAGAGCATTTTTGGTCAGCATACATGACTGCTTCCCGGCTGGCAAAAAAGCATAGTTTGGGACGCTTACTGACTTTGATATAGTAAGGGCCAGTGAGTTTACGATCCAGCATCAACAGTATTCTGGGCACAGCATGAACAGCAACTTCTGTTTCAAAATCCCAGTGCTCAATTTTGTATTGTTCAAATGCTTCAAAACCAACAGAGGTAAGTCGCCAACCACCGTCGGGAGTTTGCCACCATTCCGTCATGGCTTCTTCCACGGTCCATAGATCCGACTGAGCGACCAATACTTGAGTCAGTTGTTGTTTACTTGGCATCGGGGTATACTTGCGCCCCCTGCGTCAAGAGTACAACTGTGAACTTGTCGGTCTTGAATTGTGTGTTGAGTTTACGTGCCAGATTCTTGGCATGCCCGGGATTGGAGAATGAAACCTTTTTGTACTTGGGCCCCGGATACTGTGTGAGCATGTTTGACGTTTTTAAGTTGATGGGTTTGTTGTCATAAAAAACCGCCCAAACTCCTTCCGACGCTAATACTTGCTCGGTCTTGTAAGTTGCTTTGTCAGTGTGTTCAATCAACACATTTGGCTTGGGTCTTGACATCATTATCTCCGTAGTTTATTTATCTCAATAACTACGTGCTTTTGAAAGTGCCACCACTCAATTCCACTGTAACAGTTTCTTCTTTTGCTGTGGGTTTTAGATTACGCATGCCTTCAAGCGTCAACAACAATTTGGTAATATCTCCGTGCAGGTCTTTGGCATCACGCAATGATATTGTTAGATCTCGCTGACCGCGACTTTCTGCGGCTTTGATAGAATCAACAAAACGGTTGATATGCAAGCTCATTTTACAAACGGCGCCAACTCAGGTGGTGTCCAACCCTGTGGTTTTAAGACCTTGCCATCTTCACGTTTTCGAACCTTACCTGTGTCTCGATCAATCTTGGCAAAGTTAGTACGCATGACTTCTTTCCATGCACCTTCTGCGTCAACACCAAGACTGTGAATGGCACCAATGGTCACAACCAAAATATCAATCAAGGCATCAAGGTCGTCTACCTTGGTTTTACTGGCCACCAATTCATTGAACTCTTCTGAGATGAGATTGCAATACAATTGATATTGTGCCTCGTTGAACTCGCCTACAGATTGATCGCAGGCTTGCATGAATTTTTCTTGATCTCTAAACGGGTTTGACATTTGCTTCTTCTTTACTAAAAAACGGACCCTGATACTCATAACGCTCCAAGGAGATTAGTTTAGGGTGCTGAACAATTTTCCACTTGCGATGTTGCCGCACTCGATACCAACCAGCCGCAAACCATGACTTGGATTTTGTGTCTCTAGTGAACAAAGGCAACCGGCGTTTGACGTCCCACAAGGGATTGTATACCGTGCCTTCTACGTCGTGACCATACACTATGTTTTCCGGCGTAGGTGTGGCTTTTTCTGGTGGCTCAAACTCAATGTTCACAGCCTCTCGAGCCATTTTGACTGTTTTGTAACTCACAACATTGTCATGAATTTTTATGATACAGTTACCGTTCTCAGCCACTTCAAGTTGACCAATCTTGCGATTGTTCTTCTTGAGTATCCAATACTGATTCTCTACTACAGGTTTAGCTAATATCATCCAATACTCCTTTGTATGTTTCGTTAAGCCAACGACTGACTTGATCTGCACTGTCACTGAGTTTGGTCAACTCGTACTTGCCACAAAACCGCATGAAGTGAACTCCAACTTGACCAACGTCTTTATGACTAATCTGTTCACGGATGCAACCATCCACAGTGGCTTTGACATCTGCAGGTTGCGCTGTGAGGTCAATCAAGGTACAGTTACGTTCGTAGTCATCCAACACACGATGTTCTGCGCCATTGTGGTCGGTCCAACGTTGCAACATCAGATTGTTCCAATTGTATCCGCGCTTGTCTCTGTCTCCAAAGGCCTCACGGAGACCAACTTTATTCTTTGTGCCTTTCTCACGTACTCCAGGATACGCACTGAATACGTTGTCTGAGGTGTCGCCACGCATACACTTC